ATTGGATATGCTCTTGCTCAGAAGTATGACCGCTTAGTATTCAGAGCTATCGCTCGTGGTGCTAGGGCTGCTTCTCCAATTACAAAGTCTAACTTTGTTGAACCCGGTGGAACACAGATCAGAGTTGGTACAAACAACTCAGGTGCTGACGCATATGTATCAGCTTCATTGATCAACGCATTCTACGACGCTGCTGCTGCTCTTGACGAGAAAGGAGTTAGCTCTGAAGGTAGAGTGGGTGTGTTAAACCCAAGACAATACTACGAATTAATACAAGCTGTTGGTTCTAATGGTCTTGTCAACAGAGACGAGCAAGGTGACTCCTTGCAGAAAGGAAACGGAATCATTGAGATTGCAGGCATCAAGATCTACAAGTCAATGAACATCCCATTCTTTAGCCAGTATGGTACTAAGTATGGTTCTGCTTCCGCAACAAACCCCGGTGTAACATCACCCGGAAACGTAGGATCTTTCGTCGGCGAAGCTGTAGAAGATGCTGCTAATGATGTAACTGGTATCAACAACGAGTATGGTGAAGAGACAGAATTCGCTAACTCTTGTGGCCTTATCTTCCAAAGAGAAGGTGCTGGTATCGTTGAAGCTATTGGACCACAGGTTCAAGTAACAAGCGGAGACGTTTCAGTGGTATACCAAGGTGACGTAATTTTAGGTCGCCTAGCTATGGGTGCGGATTACCTCAATCCTGCTGCATGCGTCGAGCTAGTTGCCGGTGCTGCTGCTGGTTCATCTGGTAACGCTGCATTCTAATGCACATTTATATGGGGGACTTCGGTCCTCCTTTTCTTAATTAATATTATGCCTTTTCCAACCACAAATGCTACAAAAGAACTACCCGCTATAAATCAAATACTATCCACATGTGGGCAGGCTCCTGTAACCACCTTAGATCAAACCAACCCGGACGTTGCGATTGCTTATGATACGTTGTTACAGGTGACTCGTGAAGTTCAAGCTGAAGGCTGGACATTTAACAAGGAGTTCCATTATGAGTTCACTCCGGATAATAACAAAGAAGTTTTAATACCAAATAATATATTACAAATAAAATTATCTAAGAACTCTGCCAATATGCAGTATGATGCTGTACGTAGACAGGGTAAATTATATGATAGAATACATCACAGGTACACATGGGATGAACATACAGAAGGTATTGAATGTGATGTAGTATGGGAGTTTGATTGGATAGATATCCCAGAACCTATACAAAATAGCATAGTAGCTAGAGCTGCAACTATTGTGTCTCAAAGAATCGTAGGAGATACAAATCAATATGAAATGTTACAGCAACAAGAAGCTTATGCTAGAGCCTTAGCTATGGAATATGAAACTAGCCAAGGACAATTTACTATCTTCGGACACCCTTACGATAAAACAAATTCCTACCCAGCTTACCAACCCTTTCACGCTCTTCAAAGATAATGGCAGCAGTTACTCAACGAATTGACAACTTTCTAGGTGGAGTATCTAAACAATCTGATGACAAGAAACTTCCCGGTCAAGTCCGAGAGTGTCTCAATGCTTATCCTGATCCTACCTTTGGTTTAACTAAAAGATCAGGATTTAAATGGATTAAGAATTTAGGTACAGGTACAACTTATGATGGTGGTAAGTGGTTCTACATAGCTAGAACTGCTGACGAAAGATATATCGGAGTTATTACCCCTAAGCCTAATAGTGGTTATGGTGATATAGATATATGGAACGTAGATGGTACTGTATGTACTGTTACGATGGATACAAGTACAGCTGTAAATGCTGTGAATTACCTTACAGGTGCTCGCACAAACTACTCTGTACTTACTGTACAAGATACATCAGTTATAGTTAATAATCTTATAACTGCAAATAAACAAGCTGACCCTACTTTTGTACAAAGAACTAGAGCTACACTTGTTCTAAGTGACACAGCTGTCAGTTCTACATACAGCATTACAATGAATGCTGGAGGTGGTGCATCAGATCAAACATTTAATACCACTACAAGTAGTAGTGAAACTTATGATGGATTACTTACAACCTTAAAGAATGGTATAGATGCTTTTAGTATATCAGGTTTAACCGTTACTAAGTATCAAAATACACTTGAATTAGATAGAGTCGTAAGCGGTACACGTACTGCATTTAGCATCACTGCTAAAGGTGGAGCAGCTAATAACAAATTAACTGTATTTCAAGATCAAGTAGATAACGTATCTCAGTTACCTTTACAATCCTTCCAAGATCATGTTGTAAAAATTATTAATACAGCATCAAATGAGGACACTTACTTTGCTAAATTCGTAGCTGACAATGGTGTATCTGGAACTGGATATTGGGAAGAGACAAGAGATCCTAGTAAGTCACCCGGTCTTGATGGTGCTACTATGCCGCATGAGTTAGTTAATACATCATTAAATAACTTTACATTTAGACAGTTTTCATGGACAGATAGATTAGTAGGGGATGATGTTACTAATGCTCATCCTAGTTTTGTAGGTAAAAAGATACAACAAGCTTTCTTTCATAACAACAGATTAGGATTTTTATCTGATGACAATGTGTCTATGAGTCAAGCTGCAAAGTATTTTAATTTCTATCATACTTCAGCTCAAATTATTACAGATGCTGATCCTATAGATCTTAGTGCATCTACTATTAGACCAGCTAACTTACATGCTATTATACCTACTACACAGGGTTTAGTATTATTTAGTAAGAATCAACAGTTTCTATTGACTTCTGCAGACGGTGTACTTACACCAGCTTCTACTAATATTACACCTATTTCTAACTATGAAGTAGATGTAAATGTTGATCCAGTAGATATGGGTACTAACATTAACTTCATTAGTAAAACACCAAGTTACACACGTGTCTTTGGTATGATTACTAGAGGGCAAGATGAAAACCCACAGGTACTGGACGTAGGTCGAGTCGTTAATGAGTGGATACCTGAGTCGATAGATACACTTATAGCTAGCCCACAGAATCAGTTTATAGCTATGTCTGACCAGTCTTCTAACAAGGTCTATTTCTATCGTACTTATAATGATGGTAAAGAGACACTTGTTCAGTCTTGGTTTAGATGGGAACTACCGGGTACAACTCAAGCTATTGCTATTGACTCTGATGACTTCTTAGCAGTTACAAAACAAGGTAGCCAATTTACATTATCTAAAGTAAGTCTTAGTCAGAGTCCAGAAGATGCTATTATCGTAAACAATGATGGACAAAAAATCAACCCTTGTATTGACCTCTACGCTGCACCTAGCTCAGTCGCTTATGATAGCACAGGTAATTTCACTAAGTGCTATATCCCTTGGAATAATGTTACAGGACTTGACCCAGTCTTAATTATTAAGGGTACTACAGCTACAGGTCAATTTATTGAATCTGGATTTGCTGTTACACCTACTATAGCTTCAGATGGTACAGGTACATATTTTAAAGTACCACTTAAAAACTTAACAAGTGTGTCTAGTGATATTATCATTGGATGGAAATATGACTTTAATGTTATATTACCTAAGACATACTTCTATACTGATGATGATATGACACGTTCAGATTTTACAGCTAACTTAACTGTAGCTCGTATGAAGTTTGCTGTGGGGTTATCGGGAGTTATGGGTTTTAAACTGAAGTCTAAAGGTATACGACAAGGTAAAAAAGAATATACAGGAGACGGATCTACAACAGCTTATAGCTGGAATGAAGATGACCTATCTTATGTAGATAAAGATCAAATTAAAGTTAAATTAGATGGTGTTGTTACTACAGCTTTCACTGTTAGTGGAGATACACAAATTACATTTAACTCTGCACCAGCTAATGGTGCTTCAATATTAATATATTTAGATGAGTGGTATAGTTTACATCCTACTGCTATGGCTGATAATTATTTAGCTAATGACATAGCAATTACAGGACAGACTATATTCTCAGTACCAATACATCAAAAAACAGATAACTTCCAGCTAAGATTATTTAATGATTCTCCATTTCCCGTGGCATTAAACTCTATGATGTGGGAAGGACAATATTCACCGAAGTTTTATAGGAGGACTTAAATATGGCTGCATGGGTTGCACCAGTAGTTGGTGGTGCTATGTCTATTGCTGGTGGTATTATTGGTGGTAATAAAGCAGCTAGTGCTGCAGCTGCTCAGGCAGAAAAGCAGAATGAAGCAGCCATACGCCAATATGGTTATGATTTGCAATTATGGGATCTCAACAAAGAGATGATCAAATCAAATCGAAACCAAGCAATGGAAGAAATAGCAGCGCAAGCTCGTAATGAAGGCCGAGAGGTTGAGTATCGTGATGCTATGAATAAATTGAATTACGAATATCAATTACAGATACGTGATCGACAACAAGCATCTAATGAAGCACAATACAAGAGATCAGAGAATATATATTCGAGTCAATTAAGTCTAAATCAAATGTCAGAGCAGACAGCTCGAGATAATGAATATAGACAATTAGAAGAAATACATACAGAACAAGCTTTTGATAGGAATCAAGCACATCTTGAATCTCTCGTTATGGAAGGTAGACTTAGAGCAAGAGGTGTTACAGGTCGAAGTGCTGTGAAAGGCTATCAAGTTACAGCTGCTGATTTTGGACGACAAATTTCGCAGTTAAATGAAGCATTCTCAAGTGCAGGACGAAACACTAGAGCAGTATTGAAAGAGATATCTACGGATAGAGCTTCAGCTGATTTAGCTGCAAATGCACAGAGAATGTTAGATCCCGGTATTTTACCACAACCTATACAACCACTTGCAACACCTAGAACAGAGTTTCTATATCCTAGAGCTCTACAAGAGTTTGACTTTGGACCTAAACCAGTATTAGGAGCTATGGCTGACCCAGCCGCCGCAGCTGGTCGAGTATGGGGTAGTACAATATCAAGTATAGCTGGTACACTAGGAAGTACTGTAGCAGCAACATCTGGAAAAATAGAAGGATGGAAAAACTGGTAATTAATTAATTATGGCACGAAGCAAATACAAGCGGTACTCACGTGGTGGCCGCTTTAGACAACAGGGTGACGGCCTACGGGCTGCCGTAGATGAAATACGGATACAACGTCAAACCGAAATAGATGCTTTAAAACAACAAGCATTAAATCAACAAGAGGTCAGCAAAATGCAGATCTCAGGTTTATCTAATGTAGCAAGAAATGAGTCTGATAATAGACGAATTTTAAATGACTTAGAAAATAAGATTTATCAAACTAAACGTGATGCTATTGCTAAAAAAGGGCAACGTGAAGTTGAGAACATTCTAGGACAAGCTAAAGAGTTAGGTAATGAAGCAGAGTTTTGGGAAAGTTTTGCTACTAAGCATTCTAAAAAATATGGTGAGTTAGCTGGACAATTAACAAATTTTGCTCAATATAGAGCTGCTGTTAATGCCTACCAAAACATGAGCCAAGAAGAAAGGGATGGCTTTTTGAAACCTTATGAAGCATCTTACACTGAAGTTGTAAATGAGGCTGGTCAGGTTAGTTATCAAATAGAAGACATTAGTGAACGTAAAGAATTAAGACGAAGAACTGTTGGTTGGTTTGCTAATAATCATCACTTACATGCAATGTTAGCTGAAGATTATGTAAATACAATTAAGGAACGTGTTAATTTTGTTAGATTAAATTCTAAAACTTCTGATGGTGATGAGTTATATAATAAAGATACTGCTGGTCAATTATTATTGAATTCAGCTTATATGTATATGTATGAAAATGGTATTCCGTTTGCTAGTAAAGCTGGTCAACAGATCTTACAAATAACTAATAGACAGATTACTGCAGAGACTTATGCCTTTAAGTTATCACATGAATATAAAATAGATAAAGAACAGTTAGATAGCTCCCTTGCATTATTACCAAGTTTATATAAGAATAGTACTAACAGTGAAAACGATCGAATTCTTTTTCATAATCATATTAATATTATTCATGAGTCCTTAAAGGACATGATTGTTAAAGGACAAAATGGAAATTTAGTTTTACCCGGTGATCCTTCAAGAGCTGGTAATACACCAAAAGATAACTGGGCTATAACTTTAGGTTTCTTAGTTGAAACATTAGAGTTTAGTTCAGTGGACGAAGCTATACAAGTTTTAAATTTACCAGTACGAGATCCTAATAATGGTGAAATTATTTTAAATAAAGAGGGTCTTCCTGCTGAATATTTGCTTGATAAACATCCAGCATTATTAGAGATTGTTAAAGATAGACTTATAGAGAAGCAAGAAGATGCTACTAATTTAGCAGCTTATGATGCTAATCAAAACTTTCAGGAAGCTACAAAATCCTACTTTACTGAGTATGAAGAGTCAGTAAGAACAGGTGATTTTACAAATACAGTATTAAATAAAGACTGGAGAACTAAGCTGTTTCAAGTTATGATTAGTGATCCGGGATTTAAAAATCATCCTGACGCTGATAAAATTTGGCAAATACTAGCTTATAATCCGGGTGACTTCCCCAATACTGATGGTTATCAGCGTGGTACCTTTAATCAGATAAATAATTTGATGGATGCATTCTACTCTGGAGATACAAATGAAGCCTTAACTATATTTGCTCAGATGGGATTTGTACCAGATAGATATACAAGCTTACATGAGAGCCTAATTGCTGCATCTGAGATGACTAATTTTAAAGGAGATATGAGTGTATTTGTTGAAGCAGTCTTTATGGAGTATATACCTCCAACTATTTTAGGAGGTCAACAAGTTCTACCTTATGACCTAATAGAAATGTCTAGGATAGGTACTTCTCGTTTCATGAATATCTGGGCAAATAATAGTGATATAACAGATGTAAACCGAAGATGGGAAGCTACAAAAACACAGTTTAGAGACGAAGTTGTAACTGGTGTTACTGAAGGAACTGGTTGGGCTGGAGCTGTAGAAAATGTAGGTACAGAAGCTGATCCTAATCAACAAAGTGGCTATATTTGGCATGCTTTAAGTGGTGCTACATCAAGTGTTGATACAGGTAATGCTGATTTAAGTCGAGATACAATAGCAGGATGGTTCTCTACAGAGGTTGATACAGGAGAAAGTATATCAAGTATTCCTAATATTAATTTTGATACTGTAAATCTTAATCTTAATACTGTAAATCTTAATCTTGATACTGTTTCAGTTACACCACCTTGGAGTACTAATCTTAATCTTGATCTTATGCCAGAAGGATTTGAGGGATTTCCCAATCCATTTGCAACAGATATAACTCAAGTAGATCAAACAGAAGAAACTAATGCTTTTGAAATAGGAGATCCTATTCAACAACGTAACACAAAAATAAAAACTATTATTGATACAAACTTAAGATCATTAATTAGTAATCAAGATGTTAGAAAGTTATTACAAAAGACTTTAGATGGTACGATAACTCATGATGATATACCACCAAATGTAAGAACACTAATTGAAGAGACTAAACGATTGTATCCAGCAGTAAGTACTAAAACAATTATGGATATGCTTTACGTTAGTATCTTTGAAAATGGAAATAATATATGGACTGGAGTAGTAGATCGCAAAACTGTACCGGGTACTATAGGTACTCAATTTGAGCATCTTGTATACCCAATGGATCTTAAGACATTTACTGAAGAAAAGTGTGGAACAGCCGCTAATAATGATATAGATAATGTAGCATTATGTATATACACAGATGCTAAATTAAATGGAATTGATTTGAATGTACTATTTGGAAACAAAGTACTTAATAGTATAGGAGCTGAATAATGGAAGAAGAAATTTTACAAGAAGAAGAGAAAATAGCTTTAGATCAATCTATGGGACAAGACATAGTTGTTCCAGATATAAATACTGAAGCAGGCACTAGTGAAGTTACACCTAGTACTGTTGTTGAACATCTTTTTCCAGCACCTTTTCAAAGCAAGATTGGTAAGAGTTCTGTTAACTTAGCCATAAAAGAAAATGAGGAACAGATGCGTAACGAGTATAATAACTGGTGGCATCTTGGATTAAGTTGGGGAACTGTAAAAGAAGAGTTTAAAGATGAACGTAATCAATTAAGAGATAACTGGTATCAGAAGTATCATGGTATGTCTTATGATCAATATCAAGCCATTGAAGATGAGCAGCCTGCTAAAACTATGTATGGGCACGAGGCAACACTTAAAGGTACTCTTGAACACTTTGATAATGTTTTTCAAGGTTTATCTGCTCCCGGTTTAGGTTTAGTAGACTTTGGTATGGATGCTATAGGATTACTTCCGGGGCTTAATAGACTAGACGATAAATGGGATGAAGCTACAAAGTTAGATAACCCTGTACATCAAGCTATAAGAACTATATCCTCTGTTGTTATACCTTCTATTATGACTGGAGGAGCAACTAACTCTCTATTAGCAAAAGCTGGTATTCAAAAATTACCATTCTTAGCTAAACATCTAACACGATTAGGTGCATGGACATTAGAGTCACAGATTATAGCTGGTATTAGTGACACAAGTGAAGATGATAATGCTGCTAGAGTAGTATCAGATATGATCCCCGGACTATTTGGTCCCGAAGGTTGGATACCATTACCAGAAGCATGGAAAACAGCTGATAGCGACAGCCCTGCTGTACGACGACAAAAGAATATGTGGGAAGCTGCAGCCCTATCATGGGTAGGTACAGCTTTAGGTTCTTTTATTGACATGAAACAAGCTGGTAAAGTTAATGCTAAGAAATTAAAATGGTTTGAACCTAAAGATGAGTTAGCTCAAAAGTATTACCAGACTGAGTTATTAGCTGGTTCTGATAATGATAAACTTATAAGAATTGCTGAAATTGAAGAGGTCTTAGCTACTAAGAAATTAAGTAAACAGAATGAGAATATTCTTATTAATGAACTTATGACCTTACAAGATGAATTAGGTATAATTGATGGTATTGATGATGCAATACGTAGAAGTGATGTTAGAGCAAAGAATGAAGCTGATGCAGCAGCTAGAAGAAAAGCTGAGAATGCTGAGCAATTAGAATTAGATCTAGGACTTGATCCTGATTTAGCTCCTGAATTATTTGATGCTAGTACTACTGCTAGAACAGTTCCTCCTGATGCTAACGTAGCACGTAATATGGCTGACACTACAGCTATTAAGTCAGGTAACTCTGTTGGAGACCCTGCTCCTGTTATTACAGAAGCTATGCGTGAGAAAGGTCTAATGATAGGTGATGGATCTCGTGATGCTGTTATGGGTGTAGCTGAAGCTTCCAGAATGACTGGTAGATTTGATGCCTTAGTAGATGGGTTTAGATATAGTACTGAACAAATGAATGCCGCAGCATGGGCTATTTATAGAGATATCATATCTGCTGACAATATAGAGGATGTTAGAAAGTTATTTTTAGATAATAGAGATGTTAAAAACATGCTATTAGGTAAGTTCAGAGTTGAGACTATTAACGAAGAACAGGCTAGAGCTGCTGCGTTTGCTATGAGAGATCTTGTTGATAGATTCTTAGGTAGGAGTGTTACTGAAGCTTCATCTAGAGTTATGGATACTTTAGGAAGAGAGGTAAGTACTCTTGGTCAAGCTATGAAAGACATGGAACCGTTCATTAGTGACGAACGGACTATGAACTTAATTCTTGATAAGATGTTATTCTTAATGGATGAGTATGCTTTAAATAAATATATCTCAGGTTGGCAGTTACGTAATAAGAACTGGTTTGACCAGATACCTCCCGGTGAGGCTGATGAGATTACTGAAACTATACTTAAAGAGTTTAAAACTTCACAAAACTCTATACATGCTAAAAATAGAAAGTTTACTAAGACACTTAAAGCTTTAAAGAAAAGATTTCCAGAGGCATTAAGACCATTAGTTGATGCTTATACACATACTGACGGGGATGTAGATAGTCTTGCAAAGCTTTATAAATGGGCTGAACAACAGGTTACACCTTGGGGAGCTATTAAGAGCCCTAATCCTAAAGAAATGAACCTATTTGCTAGGGGACTTTGGGGTGTGAATATGAATAATACACTCTCGGGTAAATCACCTCTTAATGCTGCTGTAGGTAACTTATATCAAATTATAACAAAACCTATTACCAGCTTCTTAGGTCATGGATTCTGGGGTGTAGCTGGTCGTGATTTTGATGGATTACGTAGAACACTATATTACTACGGTAGTGTACAGGAAACTCATCGTCGAGCTTTGACTGATGCTTGGAAGATGATGAAGAAAGCTCATAAAGATCCTGAAAGTATGCTTAAGGTTTATCGTAAAGATTTCCAATTAAGAGCAAGTAAGACTAGAAAGATTCTTGATGAGATGAGATTAGTATATGAAAAAGATAACAACTGGGGAATGTTGAAACAGATTGATTTGGCTATGGCCTTAAATGATATCTCTAAGATTCCCGGATTACGTTATGGTATGACTGCTCTGGTATTTCCCGATGCTTATACTACAACTGTACTAAGTACATATGTACAAAGAATGAGAGCTTACGATGATGTCTTTTATGAATTTGGATGGGGTGATCCTAAGCAACTTAAGATAGCTGAAAGTAGAATTGCTAAAGAGATGTTTGATAAGAATGGACTTCCTAAAGATCCAGTTCTTAGAGCAATGGCTGGTGAGATCCAACTTAACTTAGATGATGGGTTATCTAAATGGTTAACTCAAGCTACTACAGCTTATCCAATCACTAAGTATATGTTTATGTTCCCACGTACTCAAAGTAACTGGGTTAAAACTGCAGCTTCATGGACTCCTATTTCCCTAATTCCGGGAATGAATAAATATAGTAAGACTATCTACGCTAGAACAGACGAAGCTATCGCTGCAGCTCTAAGAGAGCATGGTATAGATATGGCTTCTACTCCTAATGCTAGAGTTATTTTTGAGAATCTAAGAGCTGATTATACTGGACGATTAATGTTTAGTGGACTTGTAACTAGTTCATTATTTAGTTATGCTATGTCTGGTAATATTCGTGGTAATGGTCATTATCAAGCTGGAAGACGAATGAAGGAAAGGGATCAATTTGGATATGAACCTAAAACTATTAATATAGGTGGTACTTGGGTAAGTTATAAAGGTATTCCCGGTCTTGATCAGATATTAAGTATCATAGGTGATATGGCTTATTACAGTCATGATCTAAATGAATCTATGCTGCAGAATTGGCAAGCAAAGGTCATGTGGACTCTATCTGCTAGTTTCCTTAACGAGACACCTTTATCGAGCTTTGAGCCGATTGTATCTATCTTAAACGGTGATTTAAGTGGATTCAACAGGCTAGTTTCTCAGATAACTAGAGCTTCTATTCCTTTATCTAGTGCTTTAGGTGTATTAACAAACGCAATCGACTCAGCACAGAAAGATATTAAGGGTGAAATGTATGAATATCTATTTAATAGACTTCCCGGTTTAAAGAATACCTTACCTAATCAGATAGATATTTGGACTGGACAACCTTTAAATGATATTGATAATCCTTGGTTAAGAATAATGAATGCTGTAAGTCCCTTCCAAGTTAGTCATTCATATCCGGATGATTTATTTGAAGTGTATAATGGACAAAAGATTTATGCTAGAGATGTAATTAAATGGTTACAGGAAGATTTAAACTATGCTGGATTAGCTAAATTAAATAAAGATAGTACAGGTTCTTATGAATACTCAACCAGTGAAAGAGAATTAATTAATAGACTTATAGGTGAACAAGAAATATGGAGATTAATAGTTCCCATAATGATGAATCCAACTTTGACTGATTCACTTGATGCTCTTAGAGCCCATAGGCAATCAGGAGTAGATTTACGGAATGAAGATATACAATTAAAACTTAGATTATTACCAATATATAAAGAGGTAGATCAGATAGTTAAAAATGCTCAAAAGATTGCTGAAGGTCAATTATCTATTGGTTCAAGTCAAATCTTAGATCAACTTGAAACTGATCGGTATATGGAGTTCGGTAATGTTGAAGGAGCCGCCGAGATACAAAGACGAAACTCAAACACAAAAAATTTATTAGAATACGGTAACTAACACTTATGGCTGTTACAGAAAATTCGTATACGGGTAATGGTTCCACCACCAATTACTCTTTTACATTCCCATATTTAAAGTCAACTGATGTACAAGTACAGGTTGACGCAGCCGTGACTACTGCGTGGTCATTTGCCAACGCTACCACGGTACAATTTAATACTGCTCCTGCAAACGGAGCCAAAATCAAAATACTTAGAGATACGAACGTAGACAGTTTAGCAGCCACCTTTTATGCTGGATCAGCAATCAAATCTGAGGATTTAAATGATAACTACACCCAAAACTTATATAAAACTCAAGAGGTAGGAGATAGATACTTCAGTAATACTGGTGGTACCATGACTGGAGACCTAACTCTAGATACTGGTGTTGACCTTATTTTTGAAGGTGCGACAGCTGATGCTCATGAAACAAAATTTGGTGTAACTGATCCTACAGCTGATCAAACCTATAACTTACCTAATCATAGTGCTGGTACTTATGCAGTTATTACAACTGGAGATACTGGTACTGTTGCTACGGGTATGATTGCAGCAGATGCTATAAACGGAACAAAAATAGCCGATGACTCTATTAATTCAGAGCACTATGTTGATGGTTCTATTGATACTGCTCATATAGCTGACTCTCAAATTACAACTGCTAAAATAGCTGATGCTAATGTTACAACTGCTAAGATAGCAGATGCTAACGTAACTACAGCTAAGATAGCAAACGATGCTATAAATGGAACAAAGATAGCAGATGATTCAATTAATAGCGAGCATTATGTTGATGCAAGTATTGATACTGCTCACATTGCAGACTCTCAGATAACGACAGCTAAAGTTGCAGATGATGCAGTTACAGCTGATAAGTTAGCTAATACTGCTGTTACAGCGGGTTCTTACACCGCTACTGATATTACAGTTGATGCACAAGGAAGAATTACAGCTGCATCTAGTGGATCTATAGCTACAAGTGAAATAACTGATGCAGCAATAAGTACAGCTAAGTTAGCAGATGACTCTGTTACTACAGCTAAGATTGCTGATAATAATGTTACTACAGCTAAAATACCAGACAGTGGTATAACTACAGCTAAGATAGCTGGTACTGCTGTTACTGACACTAAGATTGCTTCCAATGCTGTTACGTCATCTAAGATTACAGATGCTAACGTGACTACTGTTAAAATAGCAGACTCTAACGTAACACTAGCCAAGTTAGCTAGTGATCTAAAACAGACAACTATTTCAGATAGTGATACCCAACTTCCGACATCCGGAGCTGTGGTAGACTATGTAGCAGCACAGATTGCACCTCTTGGTGGTCTCGAAGTTGTAGCGACAGAAGTAGCTTTCCCTAACACACAACCGGCTAGTGGTGTAGTAATTTCTATATCAGATGCTGGAGGAGTTGTATTTAATGGGTCTGGAGTAAGTACTACAGGTAGAACTGTAGGAGGTACAACAGTAACTATTAATGGTGCTCCATCTAGTTTGTATAGTGAGACTTTAGCTGCTGGTGTTGGTTTAATGGTTAGTTCCACAGGATCTAGTCAGACATACAACTACCACAAGATACTTGGTAAAGAAGCTGATATTAAACAGCTTAGTGATGATATAAACGATTTCAACGCTCGTTATCGTGTATTTGCTGGAGAACCCGGATCTAATAATGATGAAGGTGATTTAGTATACGACACTAATGCTAACAAAATGAAGGTGTATGATAATAGTACATCTGCATGGAAAGAAGTTACATCAACTGGAGACTTTAAATATCTATTCTTATGTCCAGCTGGTGGAAGTGGAGCACCCACACTTAATGGTAGTATAGCTACATACGACTTACGTGAGAGCAGTAACTCAGGTTCTGCTGCTAGTATAACAAGTGCAGCTCAATTACTTGTAAGTATTAATGGTGTAGTACAGAAAGCTAATACAGGGACATCTGCTCCGGCAGAAGGCTTTGCGTTAGTTGATGCTAATACTATTGTCTTTGGTGCTAATTTAGCTAGTGGAGACTCTGTATTTATTGTTCAATTTGGATCTGCTTTAACTATCACAACTCCCGGAGATGGTACAGTTAGTGCAGCTAAGATTGCAAGTGGAGCAGTAACAACAGCTAAAATAGCAGATGATGCAGTTACTTCAGCTAAGATTGCAGACGATGCAATAACCTCAGCTTTAATAGCTGATGATGCTATAACTTCAGCACTAATAGCTGATGACGCAGTTGTACAAGCTGCTATTGCTGACGCCTCTGTTGATGAAGCTAGACTACAAATATCTAATGCACCTACAAATGGTTATGTTCTAACAGCTCAGTCTGGAAACACAGGTGGAATGACTTGGCAACTAGCTGCGGCTGGAGCTACAGGTGGTAATAGTAATGCTAACGGTGTTTTCTGGGAAAATGAAAATACAGTTACACACGACTATACCATTCAAAATAACCACAACGCAGGATCATTTGGTCCTATAACAATAAATAACGGAGTAACTGTAACGGTTGGCTCTGGAGAAACATGGACAATCGTTTAAAACTATGGCAATAACAATTAATGGAAACGGTACTATCACAGGAATTAGTAATGGAGCATTATCTGCTGATGTTTTAACAGACTCAACTATTGGAACTGGCAAGCTTACAACAGCAGCACAAAATTCACTAAAAACTTTAGCGTTTTTCAATATGTGGAGAGTGACACAAGATATGAATGCTGGTACTGATGCAACTGTTACAGATTGGGAGCAAGTTACTGGTGATGGTTATGGTGGTCTTGGTGGTAGTTTGACAGTTTCAAGCGGTATTTTTACTTTTCCATCAACGGGAATATATCTTATACAAGGAGCTTTTAGAATACTAACTGGTAACCAAGACGGTACAGTAAATGTAATTTTATATACTACTCAGAATAATAGTTCTTATAGTGCAGCAGCTTATACAAGTGGTGGTAATTCTACATCACTCAGCACTAATACAAATCAAACATCAGTCTCCGCTTTCATATTTGATGTAACTGATACTTCTACTCACAAATTTAAATATGAGAGTGAATCTATGGGTTCAGAATCGTATATTCATGGTTCTACAACTTCCAATCAATCTTGGTTTACTGTCATTAAATTATCGGAGACATAACTATGAGTCAATTAAAATTAAAACATTCGGGTGGTAACAGCGTATCACTTAACCCACCTACATCCGCACCTACATCTAGTGACGTAGCTTTTAAGTTACCTAATGCTGATGGTACTGCTGGGCAAGTATTAAAAACTGATGCTTCTGGAAATTTAGGTTGGACTTCTAATAACAGTATGACGTTACTATCAAATACTTCACTCTCAAGTAGTGGAAGTGTTATTGCTAATGTTACAGGCTTAGATTTGTCAGATTACAAAATTTTATATGGTCAAATGTATGGAATAGCTAGATCAGGAGGTGGGGATATAGGTGATGTTCCTATGAGATTTAATGGATCTTCGTCAAATATCTATAAGTATGTAATGAACAGAATGGATAATGCTGGTAATCATTCAGTAATCGGACATAATAGTCAAAATGGTTTTTACTATAATATGACAGGAGTTGCTGGTTACTCTAGTACTATAAATTTTGCACATTTTACATTACATTTACCTAATTCAGGTACAAGAAAAACATTTAACATGAACGCTGGAGGAGAATTAAATGGTAGTGCTATAGTATTATTGACAAATGGGTTTTGGGATAATACATCAGCAGTTACTTCATTAGAAGTTCAATGTTCAGTATCTGATATTAATGCTGGCACACTAAAATTATATGGAGTTAAGTAGATGAAAGTAGACCAAGAATATATAAATAATACAGCCGAATTTCATAGAGCTGAAGGAAATCGAGATTTTATGCTGGCTCGATTACGAGGAGTAAGAAATGCTCTTTTGCAAGAAACAGATATTTATGCTTTAGCTGATATACCAATGACTGATGAAATGAAAACCTATAGGCAAGCATTAAGAGATTTACCAGCTAACACTAGCGACATCTATCGTCCTGTATTCCCTACGAAACCATGAGTACATTAAAAGTAGACGGAATACGTTCCAATTCCGCATCAAGCGATGCCATAACATTGGCAAGCGATGGAACATGTACAGCGAATATAACTAATAATTTAAGTAATAGAAATTTAATAATTAACGGAGATCATCGAATAGCACAAAGAGGAACTGCTGCTGTAACTGCTACAACCTCTGCTTCATACAAATGTGTTGATAGATGGAAAACAGATATTGATGGTAGTGGTGGTGGAGATTTTTCTCATGCTCAGTCAACAGATGTACCAACTGGACAAGGGTTTACCCATTCATCAAAAATAACAACTGTTACTCAAGCATCACAACCAAGTGGCACAGGTAATAGACATCAATTATATACACAGATGGAAAAACAGGATGTCGCACATTTAGAGTGGGGAACATCTGCTGCAAAAACTTGTACCTTATCTTTCTGGGTAAAATCAAGTGTTACTGGAACTTACATATTGTGGTTAAAACATTATGGTGGAACGAATAATCTTTATTTTACAAATTACACTATTAACTCTGCTAACACATGGGAGAAAAAAACTATAACAATTACTGGTTATACAAGTGGTGGAAATGTTAGTGGAACAACTGACTCAGGCTTATTGATTGAATGGAATCTAGGTACGAGTAGTGGAAATGAAACAGGAACTCTTAACGAATGGACAACTACTGATAGCATAAGAGCCGCAGCAGGGAGTGTTTATTTACCAGAACACTCAGGTGCTACATGGTATTTAACAGGCTGTCAGTTTGAGGTTGGTTCTGTAGCTACTGACTACGAATTTCTCAGCTACGCACAAGAATTGGCTTTATGTCAAAGATATTATTTTGGTGGTGCTACTGATGGTACAAATTATTATGGGAGTGTATATAGTTCAGGTAATTCAATGGTAAAAGTTCCTTTGCCCGTTTTAATGAGAACTACACCAACAGTCGAAGACCCAAGTCATGGAGGTGGCGGTTCATTAAGTTCTATTTATGAAAATAATCATATGATCCAGTATTATATTACTGGGGATACCTCAGTAAATGTCCCTAGGGCTGATGTAAAATGTGATGCGGAGTTATAACAATGACAATATCTTATAAATTACTAGGTAATGATCCAATACATAATGATCCAAGTACTCATGTTTTAAAAAAGGTTACTGTTGATGATAAAACTACAACGTATTGGATTCCAAAAGATGAAGCAAACACCGATTACCAAGAGTACCTAGAATGGGTATCAAAAGGTAACACCCCAGAGGAGGCTGACTAATGGCACTAACTAAAGTTTCTAATGATGGCGTTAAGGATGACTCAGTAGCTGAAGTCAAACTTGATATACATAACGCACCATCTGGTACTGATAAATTTCTTAAATATACCAGTAATGGTTTGGAATGGGCTTTACCTAGTTATGCAACTCCATTAACTGAAGAACAAGTTGAAGATTTTGTTGGTGGTATGTTAACTGGTAATACTGAAACAGGTATTACAGTAACGTATCAAGATTCAGATGGCACTATAGATTTTGTTGTAGATGACACTACAAAATTACCTTTAGCTGGAGGAACTATAACAGGAGCTTTAGTATTAGATGATAGTGTTGGAGCAACAATTACTGCGGCAACTTCTTCATCAGGTATTACCTTAGATTTAGGAGCTTCTGTTCATCACTCAGTTACACTTGCACATAACACAACCTTTGCTGATCCTAGCAATGAAGTAGCTGGTCAATCGGGTAGCATCATAATTACTCAGGATGGAACTGGATCACGCACAGCAGCTTGGAACTCAGCGTGGAAGTGGATAGGTGGAACTGCACCTACACTCAGTACAGCAGCTAATGCTGTAGATCGTATTGATTATTTAGTAGTAGCAGCAGGTAACATACAAGCTGTGGCTAGTTTAGATGTAAAATAAT